TTATTTTTTTTTTCTTCGTAGATATAAGAATATAGCGTAAATAATCGCCGCTACGCAACATAAAAAGCCGATATGGTAAATTGTACGCTGATACCATTTTAAGGCTTTCACGCCTTGTTTCTGTGGCTCTCTGTTGGCTTGTTTGTTGTCTCGGCTCTGCACTCCATTTGCTTGCAGCTTATGGGTGTCGGTGCTGTCCTTGCTCTGGGTGATACTCTCGGCTTTCTTCTGGGCGGCTTTCTTGCCGTGTTGGTATGACTTAACGCCATCGGCTTTCAGGTTGCCCAAAGTGTCGATCGTGAGCGTACCGCCGTTATTGGCAAACTCGATATACCCCCAATCGCTAAAATACGTTAGCGTGGTTCGGTTGTCGGTTTTGATAGTACCTACGTGGATGCTATCGGTTGCTAACTTGGTAGTGTCGGTTTCCTCTCTTGTAGTTATGGATGATTCCGATACCGCCTTTTTGGTAGTCTTGCAGCCTATCAGCCCAAACAGGGCTAACAGGCACATACAGATAATTATAAACTTCTTCATCGGCTCATTATTATTTAATGTCTTTGTACTCCTTAGTAGCGTCAAAACTTGGGCACGCCTTGGCCGCAAAGTCTCGGTGTCCGTGGATCGTGGCGTTAGGGTAACGGTGCCTTAACTCTGTAAGCAACTTTACCAAAGCCGCCTTTTGCTCCGGTGTTCGGGTGTCCTTTGGTGTATTCCCATCGGATGCCAAACCGCCCACATACACCACACCAATACTATTAGCGTTGTGTTTCAGGCAATGTGCCCCCACCTCGCTTTCTGGTCGGCCTGGTTCTACCGTTCCGTCCAAATCTACTACATGATGGTAGCCGATTCCGTCCCAACCTTTAGCCTTATGCCAACGGTCGATGTCTGCCGCCTTAAAGTTCTTGCCCTCGGCGGTTGCCGTACAATGTACGATGATCTCATTAATCTTTCTCATATTAATAACCATTTTGTGGGTCACGCTTAACGCAACCCTTAATTACACACTTATAGCGTTGTAAGTCTAATTCTAACTGCGCCTTTTCCTTGTTGAGTTGCAAAATATCTAAATTCTGCTTTCTCACTAAATCGGTCTGCTCTGCAAATCTTTGCTCTTTGTCTTTGAGTTGAGTTTGCAAAAAGTCCATAGCCTCACGCAAAACGTTAAATTCCACGTTGTCGGCCTCGGCTTCCTCCTTTCGGCGGTTGGTCTTTCGATTCATTACATATTTAATCATTTCCCAACCACCCAAAGCGGTAATAACCGATACTACTATTTCAATTATCTGCATGATGCTCGATGCTGTTAAGTTCGTAAATCACTTTGCCGTCTCGCTGCTCGGTCACTACTACATACCTTGTAAGTAGCAATCTAAATAAGTCCATATCTAACCTATCGGATGATAGGGTAATGGGGTCTTTATCAGTAGTCGCCATTTCTAATTCTCTGCATTGTTTGATACCTCAATTTATGTTTGTTCTTAATTGCCAATACCTCGTAGTGCCCTTTGATGTACACATATTCTTTAAATACGTGTGGCTCGATCATGTTAAGCACTTTGCGACGTGTGGCGTACTCGTTGGTATGTCGTAGCAAACCTAAATATGAGTTGATGCTACATACTGCGTGTAATACCTGACGCTCGTTGTTTGCCTTGTTTAGTTGTCTGACCGCTGCGACAAAGTTTGTTATTGTTCTGTTACAGGTATAGACACGTCCGGGTTTGACTATTGACCCGGTAAACTCCACGCCTTTGCTGTAATGTTGCAAATAAAACTTCTTCTCATTCAGTCGTAAACCTAACTTGGCTAATAGCTCACGTATCTTAGGCATTAACGCCAATAGCTTTTCTTTGTCCTTATGGATGCAATAGAAGTCGTCCACATACCTGCCATGATGTTTTATACCCTCATTCTCGATATACCAATCAAGCGTATTAAGTAAGAAGTTTGCGAATATCTGGGCAAATAGGTTGCCGATGGCTACGCCCTTACCCTCACCATTTGTAAATAGTGATTTGTTCTTATCCAACTTCTCCCAATAGCTCAAAGGGCTGTGCCGTTCACAATTCTTTTCGGGGCTGTGTAAAATAACGACACGGCAAAGGTAGCGCAAATCGTCTATGTCTTCGCCCTTGTAGTACTCGACTATAAAGCGATCTACCATTTCGGCCAATAACTTTTTGTCGATGCTCATAAAGAAACCTTTTAAATCAAGTTTCATAATGTGGCAATCTTCCGTATAATTATTGCTGCACTGCCTTATATCTTCTTTCAGCGTATTAATACCATAAAGCTGCCCTTTGCCTTTCCTGCAATTAAATGTACGCTCGCTAAATATTTCTTCAAATAGTGGCGTTAGGCGCAAAGCTATGTAGTGGTGTACGATTCTATCCTCAAAGGATGCTGCAAATACCTCTCTGTATCTTGGGCGTGTTACGACAAAGCAAACAGACTTACCGGGTTGGTACGTCCGGTTATTGATTCTATCACGCAAAGCAATCAAACGGCTTTCGTAGTCCATTTCGTAAACAACTGCGCTTGCTGTTCGTCTCTTGCTATGACGGCAATCAAAGTAAGCATCTAAAAGCCACTCTGTCGTTACCATTGTATATTATCATTTGTCACGTTTCTGTCTTCTGTAAATAGTGCTGACACTGCCCTAACTCTGTTCGTGTTGCTGGCCTTAGTGTTCCAATTGTTCGTATTACCGTCGTTGAGGTTCAGATTCCATGCGTTGGTAGCACTGTTCTCGGTGGCCGCAATCTGTGGTCTATTATCTTGTTCTTAGCCGTAAATGACGGCATAAACCCCATTTATTACGGAAAACTGCGCTCTCGGTCTGTCGTAACATTCCGATTCTGGCTACAAAGCGTATTAACTACTTTGTTTTTCCACGCTGACGATTGTTTACCTATTTCGTCCATTAACTCGATGATACTTGCAAATTTTCCTCTGCCTTTTATCCACTCCCTTTCTCCGGCAATTCTCATTAGCGTTTTCATTGTCTCAAACTCTGCCTGAAACTCGGTTAGGTGCTTTACTGTCTCGGACTTGTCTTTATTGATGTACGCCGCTGCTATCTCCTGCATCAGATTAACGCCAATTTCTTGCAGCTTTGCCCCGATGGTGAATTTGTAGGCACGTGGGAAATTGGGTACTATATCCAAAATGATGTCTAACAACTTTCGTGCATCTAAATAAATCTTTGTACTTGAAACTAATTTTACCGCCATTGCTTGTTTATTAAATTGCCTTATAATGGTACGGCTTTCGCCGTACCTAAAGGTTAAAGACTAAAATATTAAGGGCTAAAAAATAAATGCTGACACTGCCCTAACTCTGCCCGCGTTGCTGGCCTTAGAGGTCCAACCGTTCGTACCACCGTCGTAGAGGTTCAGACGCCATGCGTTGGTAGCACTGAGCTCGGTAGAAGTCCAATACCAATCTTCAACTAACTGGGTGGCTCCGGTAATCAGGGATAAAGCATAATTGATTTTTGTCATGTTGGCATAAATCATAAACATTTCGCCCAACGATGGTAACCACCATTTACCTGCTGTCAAGCCTTTACCATTAGCGTTGGCACGACTATACAGATTGCAGTAGCCCGGTGCATACTGCGCCGTATTGGTGATTGCATTGGCTTTGCTTGCCTTGATAGTAGCCGCCGTATTTGCCTTGCCGTTCCAATCGTTCATCGCTGTAACACGATCGGTTGTTGTCGTACCGCCTCCGCTGATAGCTGCGCTACTCCACGTTAGCTTAGAAGTTGATTCGGTAGGGGCTACGACTAAGATTTTGCCGCCCTCGACTACCACCACACCGTCGGCAATTTCGCCGCTGTTCTGTAACGATGTCCACTTATGAGGCTTAATCATGAGTGGATAATCATCGCTCTTACGGTGGTACATGATAAAGATACCATCATATAAGCCGTTAAGGTTCATACCTGCCAACAAAGCGGTTTTGAGGTTCGCCAATGAAATAAGCGTAACCTTTCCGTTTGCGTCCGTTACCGGAAATTTCTGGTCGTTGTTGATGGTCGTTACTGTTGCCTGGCCACTCAACTTTTTTGTTTTCTTTACTGCCATAATTACTACTATTTTAATATGTCAAAATCTGACCCATTATAAATTATAAAATCAAAGCTGCCATCGTTTCGGGTTGCATCGTCCGATACGACTACATCAAAGTAACCGTTACCCAATGAGTGCATAGTGGCTTTTACTGGGCTACTTGCACCGTAGCATACACCTCGCCCGGTTAATATTACACGGCAATTACTTGTATAAGTAAACCACGTACTCGGAAAAAATACCCGGTAAAGTCCTTCAGATTGTCGGGCTACCGTTAGTTTGCTGCCATCAAACGTATTGCTCGTTATTGATGTGTTGCTACTACTGTTTCCACCCGATACCGTGCCAAATGCCAAAGCCCTTAAACAATGCCCATATTTTTGACTTGTCATTAAGTCAATACGATTTAGCACGATCCAACCGTAGAACTCCGTGGTAGTGCCGTAGCCTATCATTTCCACAATTTCACGGCTAACTTTTAACTTGCTTTTTTGGATTCCGTCCTCAAAGAAGTATTTGCCATTTGGCGCACTAATTTCGGCTTGACCTTGCGCCATTGTGCCGCCCCATTTGTAGTTTACAATGGTTAGTCGTCTTCCATTCTGGCTTACGTCCCACGGCATAGAATAGGCATCTAACCAACCGCCACCGCTACTAAGCATAGCCACATTATCGCTGTAATCAACATCAAAGCTATCATTAGCCAAATTGAAAGGACTTCGTATTGAGCCGATAACCTTTACATTTGTGAACGTGCCATTTGTGAACGTACCGCTATTGCAAATAACGTTGCCGTCTTTTGCCTGAAAGATAATATTACCGTCGGCATCTTTCATGTCGATAGCCTCGACCCCCAAATTTTTGACTAAAGCATACTGCGCTAACAGTATCTTTGTAGCCACCATTTCAAATTTGTCGGCTAACTTCCAAAGTCCGCTATTGGTGTCTGTTGCACTTCCTGGGTTATTGCTTGCGGTCTTGGTGTGCGATTTGATGCAAGAATAATAGTTATTGCCATACAAAACTATGTCCTTGTATTCCTCGCCGCTTGCACCTGATTGGAACACATAGCCTACGGCGCAATCGCTCCACGCTTGTGGGCCTCGTAGTGCCGGGCCTCTGTCGCCTTTGGCTCCAGTCTGCCCATCGGCTACGGTATTTATCTTTATATTTCGGGTAAAGGTTTTGTTTCCAACCTTAATTGTTACTCTGATGCTCGTATTAGGGGCCTTGTTAGCCTCTATCGAAATATCGTATGTATAGACGTTTCCGCTTAGACTGCCTTTGTAAGAAAACCCCGATACCATAGTAGCCAACCCCGAACAACTAAAACCATCGTCTCCGTATGATAGGGCGGTATCACCTCTATATACTTTAATATTGACTTTATAGGTTGATTTGGTTGTGGCTTTCTTGTGCAAAATGTTCTCCGGCGATATATCAATGGTTATTGCGTCCACGCCGTCGTTTCCGTCTTCTCCATTTTCACCACTTGCAATGTAGTATAGTGATTGAGCCGTTATTATAGCCCGGTTTGTGTCGATTGCTGTTACTTTAGCGTAAAGACTGATGGTAATACGTTGTTTGTCCGATACCGTGCCATTAATAACCATCGTGTCACCTACGGAAAAATCAGATACATTTATGATTCCGTCCCAATTTACTGACCGGCCACTAAGTCCGTAGAACTGCGTCCACTCCTTGTAGGTATAGTTATATACGTTTCGGGATTGGGCGACAATTACGCCCTTTCCCTTGCGTATAAACTTAACTATTCTTGTTATTGACACACCCATAGGCTTAACTTTCTGATGTTATCGTTACGCTGATGTCTCCACCACTTTGCAAACACATATCACGTGTTACGGCATAGCTTGCAACCGCCGTTTTTCGCTCGCTGTCACTATTTAGGCAAACACCTGCTGCATCTTTCACAACAAAGAAAAACTTAGCGTCTTTGATTGCTTGCGTGTTAGTTCCACGCTTGACGATCCACGGCGTGTAGGTTACTTTGCCGTTGCCGCTCTCATCTTCGCTTATCGCTTCGTCTTCCGGTGTCGGGCGTGCGTCGATGTCGTAGGGGTCGGATGCGTCCATAACGCCCTGTATGTCTTTACCAATTTCAACGCCACTACGATTAACAGTCACTCGATATTCGCCGTATGTGTCTATACTGCTGCCTGACACTGTAAGCGTCTGGGCGGTTTGGCCGTTGATTACCTCCCAACCACTGGCCCCCATCTTCTCCCACGCGTAGGTTAAATCTTTGGTGATTTCCTCGTAGTTTTGGTATGCCATTGCCTTTAAAACACAACTGCCGCCCTTGTCGGTAATAACAAAGCCCTTGTTATCTCTTGCCATGATGGTAACACGATAGCTTGTACCTGTTGCTTTCTGTACTGGGATTGTATAGGTAGCTTGGATATTATCGCTTTGTGTGCCATAACTGATAGCTGCCACCATCTTGATAGTTACCGGGGCAAAACCTGCGATTTCTACCAAATTCTTAACAATCTGCAAACCATAGTAGATGTTGTCGCCGCTTGGCGCAAACTTCTTAAAGTAGCCTGCAAAAATGCCGCTTGACGTGTCGCCGTTAAACTCGATTTTCGTACCATTAAAAAAGTACTGCATACTATCAGGCGTTGCCACTCCCTCGGCTACTCGGCTACTCATACAGACAAAGTTAAGTTTTGGTTTTGTCTGTTCAAAGTTTGGGAACACCTTAGTAACGTCGGATTCCGTGCCCTCCCATTCTTGGTAGATGTCACCATCTGGGCACATGATTAATGCCGTATAAGTTCCTGCCTTGGCAATAAACTTAATCGTTCGGGTTGTACTCGCTTTGCTCATAGTTCCTTACTTTTGTGGTTTCACTTTCTGTTTGCTCACTCTCTGACGCTTCCGGCTGTTGGTCGCCCTCCGCATTTTCCTCGTAGGCCTGGCCCTCGTTGCTGTTGCCGCCATTGTCGGTGCTCTCTGTGTTCTCGCCCTTATCATCTGCTCCCTGCTCGGTGTTGGTGTTGTCACCTACGATAGCATCATTAACGTTAGCCTTAATAGGCTGCTGAAAGCGTGCATCGGTTGCCATTGGCAAAGGTCGGCAAATAGTACCGTCCTGCTCACTTCTCGCCTCATGCGGCATAAGTGCTATACCTCCAATCTTAACCAATATGTCGTTAAGTTGGGTTAGTGGGCCAAACTTCAACATATCGTTTTGCCAAAACAGATAGTTTCCATCACTCACCATGTTACGGTCGTTCTCCAGTTGCAAGTATCGTGCAACCAATGGATTTGCTTTAATGTATCTTGCCATAATCTTATATTGATTAAATTGTTATTTGATTAATATTACGTTATCGTCTGCATCAACGAATACTGCGCCGTCGCTGTCTTCCCACGCACACGTAGGGCCAACGTCCTTAACGTCCAAACCATAAACGCCGCCTAACGTCTGACTAACCTTATTGGTCGAAAGCGTCGGTTTCATTCCATGTGCTATGAGCGAATAGTTAAGCGTTCCTGACTGGGCATTTGTAGCGACGTACCAAAGCGGCAATAACTCACGTTCCGGATTGTCGATCGTGCCGTTAGTGTTCCAAATCTTCGCCGTTGGTGCAATCTCTAACAAACCACTTGGTAGGTTGGTAGGTAGTTCGCCGATGTCGTACTCAAATTTTGGGATTCTACGGATAAATGCCACTAACTTAGTTGGGGCGTTGTCCGATAGTGTCACGCTGCTCGGGTTTCCGTCCGGGCTATACTTTGCCCTGCATCGCAAATAAAGTTCTGTACCCATGAGGCTACGATTAACGGTACAACTGTTTCCGTCTGCTGCTACCGCTACGTCATAGTCTAACGTGGTGTCACTGCCTACGGCGGTAAATGTTCCATCGTCTCGCATTACCTCCCACACAAACAAACGCTTATTCTCTGGGCACTCATTAGCGCCCAATCTCAATGATGCGTGTACCGTCTGCGTGTCGGGGTCGCTCAATGGGTTGTAGATAGTTTGGGCGGCTGCGTCCAATACCAGAAGTGGCGTGTATGCTGTGGCGTTCTTGCATTGTACTTGGTACGGCTTGATGATGTGGTGTACCTGATTAGTACGTGGGTCTTTGTAGTCCGCTTCAAATCGTAGATTCATAGGTATCTGCGGCTTGGCGTTCTTCTTGATCCTGATACGTCCGGCATTTGCACCCTTGCTGACTACCTCAAAGTCGGCGTTAGTGCTGTCTATTAACGTGTCGGCTGCTCCTCTGTTCACCTCATACCAGACTACGTTAGTGAGGTCTTGATTAATCAAGCCCGGCGTTAAAACCTCGTCTTTGTCAAGTCTGCCGATATTCGGCTGCACTATTAAGTTAGATGCGTCTATGGTGTAATCGGGCGTATATGTGTCGGTGTCTGCGTCGTAGTTCTGACTATCCGATACGCCGCCCTCAACCACCATGCTAACATTAATTTGCAGTGGCTTAAAGTTGAAATCAAATCTTTTTGTCTTCATAACTGCGCTATGTTTTAATTAATACTCGTAACTGACTGCCGCCGTTGCTGCTTCATTGCCCATGCCGTCACGTAAAGTAACGGTAGCCGTAAAGCGTATAACTTTAGGCATATAGCCGTTAAAATCCATGTCCTCGGCTGTGAGGTGCAAAGACTTTCCGGTATTGGCGTGGCGCAAACTCCAAACGTTGTCGCTCGCCGTTCTCTCGTTGCCCTCTGCGTCCTCGCTGTATCTCGTCCACATTACGTCTGCGTCCAAAATATCGTCTGTGATATTCATATTATACAGAGTTGCCACGATGGTTAGCGTGAGGTCTATTTTGTCCGGGTCTAAGATACTTTCAGGCTCTTGGAGATCTACGGCAAAGTCTGGGTTTCCCTCGATCATCGCCCAATCGGTATTGTTCCATGCCGGGGCGGTCATTGTGAGGATCTTGCAACATCTGTACTTGCAGCCATTAAACCAAACGTCTGATGTCTCATACTCTCCGGTGTCCGGGTTGATGGCATCACAATAGTACTTACCGCTTTGCGTCCACGCCCCACGATCCACATACGTAACCAATGGCTTACCAGTCCACTTGTTAAGTCTGATAACGTCCATTGTGACGATACCCGGTATATACATATAGTCTAAACCATCACGTATTGGCAAAGGGTTGCCGTTATCGTCCAATAACTCGTACACAAATTCGGGCAAACTGCCGAAAGCTGCACCATAGTTAGCGTTATCCAAAATCGGCTTAGTCACTCCCTTTAGCTTGACGATTCGCCCCTCTGTGCTCGATAGGTACAAACAATCCTGCCGTTTTGTGTCCGTTTGGTTTCCCCATCGGGCAATTTTCATCATTTCACACGGTGGGTAGTTCTTGCCGCTTGGTACTTCTGTGTCCGGGTACTGCGTCACCTCTATGTAGTTGTTAGCGGTATTAACGCTATTAACTCTAAACCATGCCGTGTAATACTTTCCGCTTCCCTGCGCCAAAGTATTGATGATACCTTTAAGCACGTTGTTTTCGGCTTGGGCGGTAAAATATCCGTCCCATTTACTTCTCAGGTGCAAACCAAAACAACCATTGCCCAAATCGTCCACGCTTTCGATTGTGTCCGCTTCTGTTAGAAGTTGGTCGCCCTCGATTGCTGACAATCGGTTTACTATCAATTCCAGACACTCAAAGTAGCTGCGCACTCTTAGGCTTTCCACCTCGGCGTTACCTTGTGCGTCAATACCTGCGCCCTTACCTGCATACAGGGATTTGACAAACTCGCCAAAGTGTGCGCCGTCCTTGAAGACCGCCAAACCAATAGCCGTTAAGCCTTGTTGAAACGTAATATGCCCCTGCGCTATGTCGGCGGCTATCTTTGACAAAAAGCGGTCATTAACTGGGCTGTCCTCTCTAAGGTCGTAGGCTCTATCAGCATATGCGGCACGGCTCGCATATCCGGCACGGTTTGCGTACTCGGCTTGCTCTGCGTGTGTCGCTATATCGGCTTTGGCTGCGTGCTTGGCTTCCTCGGCCATTTTGCCGATACTTCCATAGCTACCGCCTCCGGGGGATGCCCCACCGCTGCCGCTGTTCCTGGGTTTTGCTATCTGCTTAACGTCGATCATGTGCCAATCTCCTTTAATGTGAGGTCGGCACGTCCCTCAATAAGGTTTCTGCCGATGCCCTGCACGAAAAATTCTTTGCCCAAAGCCTCGTGGCGATAATGGTTAAACAGACTAACAACATTATCAATGTCTCTTAGTTTCTGTTCCATTACGATACGTGGCTTATGGTATTCAGTATAATAACTATCTACGTAGATTTGTTCGGGCTTCGCCTTAACGTTACCGTTTCGGTCGTACACCTCTAACACCCCGTCCCCGGTTGATATATTCAACGGCGTGGATAACTTCACCGTATTGCTAACTCCCAACTTAGCGCACTCTGTGACGGTCAATGCCGAATTTATCTTAAACTCCAAATCGTCCTTTTTGTTCACAAAGGTTTCTTTGGTGTCGCTCATATAGATAATATCGTTATCATCATTGCCATTGCTGATTAGTCCATTATCGCTATAAACTTTAACCTCAAACGACTTTATCAGGATGCTACTAACATGAGCCATCAGCGGTATTGTGTTCTTTCCCCATTTGGTGTGCCTGAAAAAGGTAGGGTGTCGGCGTGTGATTTCGTCCCACGTAACGTTTACAGGGCCTAATATCATAAACCTAACTGCACCGCTAACTTTGTCCTTTTTGCGAATTGGAATACCGATACCCTCGGCATCTATGCCCACTTTGTAGGAAAAAGTTTTCTGCAAATCGAACTCCGTGCCTATCAACTTATCGCCTATCTTAGGGTCAAAACCAATCGTAAACGACTGCTGATAATATTCATCATCACTGCTGCACTCGCTTCGCTCCTTAAACTCTTTCCAGACAAAGTTTTTATAGGCTTCACCCGCCACATTGGTATATGGTATTGGATTTCCCTTTTCGTCTGTGTCGCCTTGGTCGTTGTCGGGTGTCTTCTCCACTACGCATTTGTTACCAATCACCAACATACAGGCTAATACGGCTACCTTGCTTATGGTGTCCGTGCCATCGCCCACGGCACTGTACTTAAATTCGTACTCCTCTGGGCCTTCCCCGGTGTATGGGTAAAACCCATCGTCTTTACCCTCATTCCATGTGGCTTCCTCGCTTGGTGTGGTAGCTTTCCAATATCGGCGAGTGTAATAGCGTCCATCACCATTGTTTCGGCTTGGTACGGTCTTATGCCAAAAATACATCGGTGGCGGCGTTGTTCCGCCTCCGCCTCCGCTACCTTGGTATGGTGGTCTATCCCCCATTTTCTTACGCATAGCGGAAAAATTACCAGTAGTCGCCATTATCGGATTTAAAATAAGTTTGCCCGACAATACTATATAGTTGGTGGTGTCTTCGTCTGACGGTGAAAAAACACCACTTGCGCTATTGCCATTATACACGGCGTATGGTATATTTTGTTTGATGGTATCGGCATTTGGTCGGGCCTGGGATTCATCGTTATTGGCGTTGCCATTAACAGATACCACCAAATAGTTAGTCATACTAACCTTTGACGTTGGGCTGTTGTCGTTCTTCGCCGTGTACTGCTTCACGCTGCCTAAAGCCAATATGGCTGCACCTGCTGACGTTCCCAACCACATAGGCAAAGCGTGTTGGTTCGTACCGTCTGCTCCGAAATATTGCACCAAATCAACAGCGGTATTACCTTTCATCGAAAAACTCCACTGCTTGTTACGCATTACCCGCACATACCAATCTGTAATCGTACCTGCATCGTAATCGGTGCTTTTGTCATTAACCATTGCTTTCATAGCGTTATACGCTCGTCTTCCCTCGCCATCGCTTGAATACTCGGTGAGGTACTTTTGCTTATTGGTAAATGGACTATCCAACAAATCATCGTCCAATGGGCTTTCTATCACGCTTTCGATGTCTTCCACCTTGGCGGTTAATAGAAGTTGGTTATATACGTCGCCTATGCTTATCGTAGTATCGCAATCGGCTACGTTAGCCAAAGCGATTGTCACGGCTCGCTGCGCCGTTGTCTTAGTGCTGTTGGCTACGATGTCATGCCAAATAATCTTATCGGGTGTCGCCTTGACGGATTCCCACGAAAAGATATAGAAGTTAAAGCCGTCCTGCACAATATGTAAGTTAAGGTACTTCAAAAGTTCCTCCAACACTTCGTCTTGCTGCCAAACGTCGCTCTCATCATCGCCCATAAACAACAAATCAGATATAGAAAGCTGCTTGAATACCTGATAGCGGTTGGCGGTCTGTGCATCAACTGCCTTGCTGCCATCATACCAGAACTTAATATTTTGGTTGCCCAATAAATCCAGTCCCTCGGTAGCTCCTTTCAGTATCTCGGTGGCAATATCGTAAAAACTACGCTGCGCTGCCTCTGCCTTGACGAAAGCATAGATAACGCCCAATGCGCCCACATTCTTATATTTGCTATACTGCAAAGCACTAAGCGCATCAATGCAATTTAATTCCAGTTCGTCCCATCTGTCGTTATATGGCTGTGACAAAGTTTGTGGCTCAATGAACCCGGCAAAGATACACGTATCGTTTTTATAGATGTTTACGACTGCATCACGGCATGAGGTACTAAAAAGGTTTTTAATCAGGTTGCCACAAAGCAATCTTATTTTAGCCGAATTTCTCAAAAGCACATCGAAAGTGTCGTTTACCTCATTCTCGATTTCTGCCGGATCCTCGCTAAAATATACATCTGCCTTTTCTGTACCTATTTCAATAGTCTGCGTGCGATCATTCCCGGTAACGATGTGTACCGTTATCGTATCGCTCTGCTGACTTAGAAAACTGCCGTGTATATACATATTAACTGATTTTTATTTGTTACACATTATAGTTCTTGCCGCTCTTCTTCGCCACTCGCTTAACATCTGTAATCATGTCAAGTATCTTGCGTGCGTTGGCATTCATATTGATGTTTACCTCCGTGGCTGTCGGCTCAATGTCGTTTGTTATGTTCTGCATCGTCACTGGCTGTAACCTCCGCTCCGTAAAGGTAGGCGGCTGAAACTTGCCGTCGATCATGCCGAACAATCGGGCTTGCTGAAACTTGTTTAGTATCATCTCGCCGCTGTTCACTCGGGCAAACTTCTTGTCGCCCGATGTAGAAGTACCGCCGATAACACCACCAGTGGCAAATCCCGAAACTGCTGCGAGTGCCGCAATAACTGCCGCCACACCTGCCGCAATTGCTACCAGGTTCAAAGGAAATGGCATTTTTGCACCGCTCGCCGTGGCATTTGCTACCGCCTCGCCGCTCTTGGCTGCTGTATTGGCTGTTGCTGCTGCCGCTTCTCCTGCCGTTGCTGCTGCATCGGTAGTGGATGCCACCGCGTGTGCTGAGGTCGCCGCCGTGAGCATACCGAACAATTCCACAATACCCTGTATGCCCTCGGCAATGGAAATAAAGCCGTTAATAAGTCCCGTCACCTGCTGCCAGGCATCGCCGTTGCCCTCCAGCGCATCACTTATGCCCTGAATGCCGTTGCCTACACCTTGGATGCTTCCCCAACCGCTTTTGATGTCGCCAAACACCTTGTCAAAACCCTTGCTGTCAAGTTCAATCTTTATAGGCTTCAATCCGATTTCTGCGAGTTGTCGGTTTATCTCCTCAATCTCTTTCAGTGCCTCGTCCTTGCCAATAATTCCTATCTCGTAGTCGGTTTGTATGCGGTTTGCCTTATTCTGGGCGTTGCTGTGGCTCTGTCTCTTGTCGGCGGCACTTCCCTGCACGATGTATGTTGGTTCCGTCTCTGCCTTGATAGATACCTTACCCTTTGTAGTTTCGTCTATCTGCCGTTGTATGTCGGCTATCTTGGCGTCGGCTTTCACCCTTGCATCTATTGTGGTGGCTTCCTCAAACTCCTGCTGTGCGTCGTGCAACTGTTCTTGCAGTTCCTCGATGTAGGTTTTGAAATGTACCTCTATCGGCTTAACGCCCAACTTTTCAAGCTGTTTGTTAATGTCGGCTATCTGCCTTTCGGCATCTTCCTTGCCGATAAGTCCTATTTCAAAGTCCTGCTTTATCCGGTCAATGTTGTGTTGTGCATTGGTTCGACTCTGTCGTTTGTCGGCATCGCTTCCCTGCACAATGTATGTTGGTTCTGTCTCTGCCCCGATAGATACCTTACCCTTTGTAGCTTCGTCTATCTGCCGTTGTATGTCGGCTACCTTTGCATCGGCTTTTACCCTTGCATCTACGGTCATGGCGTTGCCCATTTCCTTTTGTGCCGCCGCCAACTGCGCCTGTAGTTTCTCTACGTGGGTTTTCGGTTCATCTTTCTTGTCAGTTGTCTTTGGTGTCGTGGTCTTTGGTGTCGTGGTCTTGGTCGGTGTGGTCGGGGCTGTCTTGTTGTAACCATTATACTGCTTGTATGTGATTTTGGCATTTTCCCTTACCAGACTTTCCATTTGCTTTCTCACATTTTGCTCCTTCCGGTAAAGGTCTGTAACCTTGGCGTTGGCTTTCTCGTAGTCGCTTGACCCCTTGACCTCCACATCTGCATACTGTGGAATAATCTTGCCGTCCCCCGCGTCCACTTGCCCTATTGCAACCTGTCTGGTCTTGCGCTTTTTGCTGAAACGGCGTGTCTTACCGTTGTCGTCGTGGGTGAAGTCGTGCCGTTTCTGCTGTAAGTCCGCCGCCTTGTTAGCCAAATCCCTAATGCGTATCTCGTTAATCATCTGATTACAGTACGCCTTGGAGTTGCCAACAAGTGCCGTGTACCACTGCGCCACGGTGGAATAGTAGCCCATAGCATCACCGTAGGTATTGTTCATCTCGCCAACAAGTTTCTTTTCTTCCTCCTTGCTGCCCTTGAACGCCTTTAGCTTGGCTATGTTGATGTCTATTGCCGCCGAAATCTCGGCTCTCTGCTGCGCCTCCTGCTGTCTTGCAGCTTGCGCCGCCTCTTCCTCGGCTGTCAGTTGCTTGGTGCTTCCTGCCGCCTTATCCGATGAAGTGGCAAGATACGAAATTGCTTCCGTCAATGCCCAGACTGCCACGCCCACACCTGTAGAAATAAGCAAAGACTTAATGGCTACCTTTAGGGTGGTCGCTCCGATGGTCGCCCCGGTAAATGCCGTTTGCATCACTCTCGTTACGGCTGTCAAGCCAACAACGGATGCTCTGAAACCTATGCAAACGGCATTCACCGCCTTTGTCGTTATGCCGAAATTGGCGATAACCATTGTTGCGCCCTTTATGCTGTTGCCTAACGAAATCATGGAATTTACGATAGTCAACGCCTGTGCCGCAAATGTAATCTTAGGCAACCATTTGGAAACCAATTCACCGATTTGTACCTTAATGGCTGCAAACTGCATCTCGGCTTGCCTCAGCTGTCCTGCATCAGTCTTGCCCAGTTGGGCGTTCATGTGTCCCACATTATCGGTGATAATCTGTGCCAACATGGCGGCACGCTGCTGCTCCGTGCCGTACTTCATAATGTTTTCTTGGGCCTCGCTGAACGTGATACCCACACGCCTTAACGCCGATGTCTGCCCAGTCATGGCCTTGCCCATGAGGTTTGCCACACTTCTTGCATCCTCCTGCGTGGCGTTCAAACCTTTCTGCTGTGCCAAAAGGTCGTTCATGGCTGGTATCAGCTGCTCCAACGTGCCTTTCTCTTTCAAAAAGGTTGCTATCTGCTGTGCGCCTGTCTTCTGTATCGTACCGCCGATAACCCCCAACTTGGATTGCGCGCCGATAACCTCATTAACCTTTTTGATGTCCTCCTCGGTTGCGCCCATACGCTGACGCATCACGGTAGTAAGCTGTGTGTTGGCCTGCTGCACGGCATTGTAGCTTGCCGTTAGCCCTGCCATCGTGTCACGCAAACCATTTATGGCACTCGAAGCGTTTTGCAAAGCCACAACCGTCTGGTTTACCGTAATCATCTTCTCCCGGAACTTGGCGGCACTGCTCTTGGCGGCATCGAGATTGTCGCGCAGTTCCTTTGCCGATGTTGATGCGGTAACTAACTGCTCTTTGCCGTCAATGAGCAACTTAATGTTAAACTTTATTTCTTTTGCCATATTTTCAGCGTATAAGTAACTAAGTAATCAATATTTTTTGTATCTTTGTGGCGTAACCCAATGGATTAGAAGTATGAGACAAAACAGAAACATATCGGCAAAAAGGCAAACCAAAGAAAGAAAACTTTGGCGAAACATCACTATTGCCTCTTTCGCCGCTGTTGTCGTTTCGTTGCTGTTCCTTGGTTGCATTGCCTTTTTGGTTAGTATTCTGTTCATGCTCGTAGCTTATGGGCAATATGATTCACGCAAACCATATAAGGATGGTGGGCATACACCTTGGTACTACGGCGCACTTTAGCCGTTTCCCACTTTTCCCAACACTTCCTCAAAACGCTTTAACGCATCTTCCTTAGATACTGCCGGGGCTGCTTTCGTATGCTCCGGCTTTTTCTTCTCCCATGGAAAGGGTAGAAGTCCGTGGGGCGTTAGCCCTTTCTTTGCATACGGCTGTATGGTTATTGCCGCAAGCATACGCATACGTTCCCAACTGTCTTGATACTGCGCCGTCCGCTCCTCGCTGTATGCCTTGTATATGTGGCTGAACTCCTCGGGTGTGAGGGCGCAAAAATCATTGTAGGGCAAACCGATGTTGCCAACGGCTATGCCCAGAATGTCGAAGATGCCTAACTTTTTTTTTCGCCCTCCGTGTCGGTGTCCTCGGGCGCCTGGTATGCCGTGGCGTTCACGGTGTCCGTCCACTTGTTGAGGTCTTCGGGCGTGAGGCTGTCGGCAAAGTCCATAAGCGTCATATCGAACTTTACGCCATCGTGCTTACAGGCTGACGCCACGCAACAAAACAGATAGGCGCACATATCCGATAGGCTGTTGCCTAACTCCGTCACCTCCTTGCCGGTCTCTTTCTTAAAGCGAAGCATAGCCCCCATAGTCTGCCTACAGGGGTATGCCTTGCCGTTGATCATGATTTCAATCTTTGGCATAAATCAACAATTAACTAATAGTTCAACAAATCAAACATTTATATTAAAAAACAATATGGCCTTTGTTTCATGTGGGCGTTACTTGCTCACTGCCTTGCCAGTGTCGGTTGTCTGCGTCGCTGTCGCATCCTTTCCCGGGTAGGCCTCAGGCTCGCCGTCGTTCTCCAAAGACACGCTGTAAGTAGCATCGTCCTGCGCCGGGCTTGTCTCCTCCAATGAGGCGATAACAAAGTTACCCTTTACATAAGGTGTCTTGTCACCACCTCGCTTGAATGCCTCAACCTCCACACTTGCGCCCTTGCCCCAAAGTGGTGCAATCTGCTCGTGTCCGTTCTCGGTCTCGCCATAGAAGCGCAAACCCTCGGCACTGATAGAGATTGACAAACCCGTCACTCCCTTGCCCTTCCAAAGTCCGCTGCTCTTGGCGGCACTCGCTTCAGGCTTGACGGCACGGTCTTTTGTCTCGCTGTTGAAAGTGAGGGTGTGGCTTGTACAATGTCCCACCGCCTTGCCTCCAACCTTAAGCAAAAGGTCACTACCATTGATATATCCAGTATCTGCCATAACTATAAAAATTAAATGGTTCTAAATTACTTAAATTCTGACTTGATAAACAAGCTGCTGCACAAAGGCATCATCCTCGTAGCCCTCTTCGCTGTCGGCAAGCGTACAACTGCGCATCTTCACGCCGTCGTGTTCTCCGCTTGCGTAGTCGAGTGCCTGGCGCACTGCCTCGGCAAGTTCCACGCCCTCGGCATACTTTGCCGTGTAGCAAGCCACCTCCATAATCACGGTGTCGGCTCCCGGCATTCCCTGCTTAGTGGGATTGTGTGCCAATGCCGCACGGCGATATAATATATAAGGTAGTTGGGCATTGTCTATCACGATGGGGAAAACCTTGTTTGTTCTCCGCTTCACTTCCTCGTTAGATAGAAGAATATCGCGAATAATGCTGCCCGCACTTAATGATGTCTTTTTCTGTGCCATAGCTATATGTTATAAAAGTCCCTGCTTTCTTGCCGCCTTTTCCACGTTGTTCTGCAAGTTGTTGAAAAGGTTGGTTTCCACGCTGTCGGCGGTCTGCTGCTCTGTCTTGGCGAGAAAAGCGTAACGCTTCATCTTGCCGCGGTTCCCACCGCCTCGTAGATACTGCCTTATTTTCTTGCCCGTGAACCTGCTTTTACCGAAAAACGATGAAATACGCCGTCCTACATGTCTCTGGCGTGTTCCGTCCTCTGCCCACATCAAAACAGGCTTTTCCATGTTCTGGCGGTTGAGGTGGATGCCCTTGCGCCTACCGTGTGGCTTAACGCTTACCATGAAGCCCAGGCCGTAGCGATCGGGATAGGTACGCACATAGATGCCGCTTGAAAGACTGCGCTTTGTGCCACTGCCAACGCCGCTTTGTCCCAGATTGGAGACTGCCGCCTTTTTCAGGCGGTTGCCCTCCCTGCGCATGGCACTCCGCATAGCCTTGCGTTGGTCTTTCACGTCGAGTGCCTTGTAAACATCGGCAAACGGCTTGTTGATGTCGGTAACGGTTTCTTTCATCGTTCTGGCTGCATATACATTAAGAAAACAGTATTATTCGTTTACTCGTTCACAAACTAAAGTGTTCATACCTCTATCAATGTTAGGGATGATGGCAACCACTGTATAAAGGTAGCCACCTAACTGCTGCACTCTCCAGTTTTCTTTAACTGGGTGTGCATCCCTCACATTAAATTCGGCTCGATAGTCGGGGAAATGTTCGCCCACTTCCTCGCTACGGCTTCCGCTCTGCTTCTTCCTCTCTGCCCATACGGTACGTATAGGCTCGTAGGTTGTCGCTTCCTCGCCGTAGTCGTTAGTTGTCGCCGTAGGCTTCAACAACTGCAAACGATATTTCATTTCTCCTGCTCTCATTCCGCTAATTTCCGATAGGGTTTAATTAAGGCTTGTAGCGAATCAGGCACGGCGTGCATCTGCACGTTACTCACACTTTCACGCTGATTGTACCAATGTGCGCCCAACATCATTATAGCGTGTTTTATGGGGGTAGGTACATCATGCCCATTACCCATCTGCACCAATTCCTCATGGGTTCTATTGGTCGCCGTGATAACTGCGCTTTCTGCGGTATTTAATAGATGCTGCAAATACTCGTCATCATCGGCGAAATCATCAGCCCTTACGTGCTTCTTAAAAAGTGCCAAACTCACTACTGCCATAACGTTATAACTTTAAATTGTGATTACTTCTTACCGCCGACTTTACCCAACTTAAAGGCCTCTGGGCGGATTGTCTTAGTAGCATAGTCCGTGTTGAGCACGAAATCTACGCTATCTTTGCGTGCCTTGCTGTATGGATCGACGATAAAGCGCAAAGTACCAAACATACCCATAGGCTGATAACGCCAGTCACCCAAACCGATAAACTCCGTACCTGTGATAACCTTAACGTAGTCGCCCGACTTCATACCTGTAATGTTCTTAACATCATCGGCACTTGTCACGGTGTACTTAGCGGTGTTCTTCTGCGGGTCAAAGTCTTCTGCTGCCGCCCACGCTGTGCCGCTGTATTTCTGGTACGATACCTTAGTATCACGGATAACATTTGAGGTGTACACTGGCAAACCGCAAAGTTTTCCGTTTTGGATCATCGGCAAAAAGATACCCTTTTCGTTGATAGGTGTACCCTCCAAAATCGCCTCCATGCTCTTTGTCATTACCCAACAAAGGTTGCTGCCGTCGATACCTGTTTCAAGTACTGCGGCTTTCATCTGGGCGTTGAGTTCGTTAAAGGTTGGCACGGCTGAAAGCAATACCGGATTGTCTTTGAGTGCCACAAATGGGCCTACCAAATTAGTAGCACCATTAACCTTATTTACGCCGCAAACGATTTTGTTCAAAAGAAGACGGATTGCAAGCGGCATAACCTCACGCACGATCATTTCCAAAAGTCCCTGCGACTGGTTGAGCGACTGATTAGTTACCGGGATGGCAATACCCATACGCTCCGGTGCTGCGGTCATTTTGCTGAAAGGTATTTTGGTGTCGCTAAGTTCTGCGCCCTCACCTGCTAACTCTGCCTCGACCATTTCGTACATAGGCCAAACAAAGTCACCTGCCAAACCTGTTGGCATTGGCAAACCTACCTTATCCAAAATAAAGCCCTCCTGCAAAGGTTTCAAAATGTCCTGAACGTTAAGCGGCACGATTGCGCCCTTTGCCACGTCCTGCACCATCATCATATCACGCAAAAGCATGATTTCGGTACGCTGACCGGATGCGGCGTTTTCACGGATAATCTTAATTGCGTCTTCCTGGGCGTTTGGATTTTCACGCAAATGCTCGGCGGTTGCCGCCTGCATCTTCATTTGCAACAACTGATTTTCACGCATGAGGGTTTCAAACTCGGTGTTCTCTGCCTCGTTGCGCTCACGCTGCTCTTTCTCGCATACGTCCGCAATCTCTGTGATGCGGTCGCAATTCTGCTGATACTGGTTAATCAGCTCACGAACGTTAATTGTTTTCTTTGTCTTTTTGTCCATGTCTGAAAATTAAAAATTAAATGTTATACTAAACTGCGTTTTGCAGCGTGGCGCATTTCACGCAACTGCTTTAACGCTTTTTCTTTCTGCTCGCTTGTCTGTGGTTGAGGCTCCGGGGTCTTCTGCTCTCGCTTCAACTCATCGGTAAACTCTCTTGCCTCCACGCTCGTATCTGGGTAATACGGATCAATCGCCAACGTAAAGTCAAAGATACCTGTAATCGCTTTGACACGATAGGTAATATTGTTAATGCCATTGGCCGCTACTTTGCTTTGACGCTCTACAAAATCGCTATCATAGTAGCGTGTTGAGAACGCAAAACTGCAACCGCTTATGTCACCACGGCGTACCAATTCCAAAGCCTTGTCGCCGTCCACGGTATTAGGTGCATCAAACTCAAAAGCCACGCCCTTTTCATCTACTGTGTACGAAAGTGTACCGCCACCCTTATTGCTTCTTGCCAAAATCAATTGGCGATTGTGAAACATCGTCATTTTGATGTCTTGGCCGTCTAAGAGTTCTTTTGTAACGGCTTCCGGAGCTATCACTTCCCGGGCCTCGCTATCTTCGTCTCTCCACAATGGGGCCGACGGTACGTTAAACAATATGGCATATCCAGTTATTGTGCGGCTCGGTGCTTCGCCCTCTGCTGCCTCTCTGACGTGTAACTCGGTAGGAGTACACAAACACCGTCTTATGATTGTATCTTTATTCATCGTCTTGGTCTCCATCTTTATTTTTATCGTCCTTTTTAGTCTTCTTTGGCTCTGGCTCCGGTGCGTTATTAACTTCGGCCTCGTTGGCAATATCTCTAAGATTTGCCGATACTAAAACCTTGTCGCCGCCCTCGATAGGTGGGCGGTTCTCCACCTTGCGCCAATCGTTCACCGTATAAATACCTGCGGCGATCGTTGCCGCCTGATACTTAACTTTGCTATCCAAATCGCTTGCGTAAAGTCCTCTACGGTCAAACTCAAATTTACGTTTGCAGCATAGAGTAGGGGCGATTAACTTACGCAACATTTCATTTTCAATATTGCGCAAAAGCGGATTTAACGTATTACTCAAAAACGCCACATTCGCCATTTCTGCCGACTTGTAATTGTTGCTTGTATCGTCAAATACGAAAGATGGATGTACGCCAAAGAAACGGCAAATATCTCGTACCGTAAACTTTCGGCTCTCCAAAAACTGCATATCAGTAGAAGAAAGCGAAATTTGCTTAAAGTCCACCTGTCCCGGCAAACTAACTATGCGCTCGCCATTCTGAAAACGGCTATCTATGTTTTCGGCTGTCTTCTCCAATTCCTTGTCCTGATACTCACCAAACCCGGTAGTAGTCTTATCGTTGCTTACGATACCCCTAACATTACCACCATTGGCAAATCGTTTAAGCGTCTCCCTGTCTCCGGTTAATGCTATGTCTAACGTCTGCCTTGCGTACTCCAGTACGCTAACGCCGTGCTTGCCGTTACTTGTATGCCCCTTAATGTGGATGATCTCGCTTTCATCGTAAACTCCACATATACCGTTGATGGTATCGGTAATCATGTAGGTGTCGTTATACACATCGTGGTTTACAGTATTGCGCCCACACAAAACCAATCTGTCTATTTCTAAAGTAGCCCTATTGTACACTGGTACGATGTAAGCATTACCCTCTAACAACACATTTTCTACGGCTTCTTTCCAGAAGTCAAACGCCGATTTTGTAAAGTCCGGCTGTACTGTTAGAAGATAATGCAAACGGCTATTCGTGTCCTCCACAAAAATGCCGTCTTTCAGTCTCATATACAAAAATGGCAAATTAGCTACACTTTCGCTAAGTAACTGCACACATCGGTAAACAGTGGCTACCGACAAAGCGGTATTGCCTGTACCGAAAAAGTTAAAGAACTGGGTATAGTCTCCGGTACGTGGCCCCGGTGTCTGTGGCTCGCTAACTGCGCCCTCTGCATCGGTGCTACGGCTGAAAAATTTTACTATGTTTTGCCAAATACCCATATATAATTATACTTTTTAGCCCCAAAGATACAACACAAAAGTGAGCAAAAAAAATGCACCTTGGTGCATCGTGGTACACCTTGGTGCATCGTGGTAAAATTATTATTTTATTAAATATTTTTATGTTCTAAAAACTTGCAAATTACCTCTCAAATGTGTATAGCAAACCTAAAGTCATTAGCATTGTAATCGCCCCATCTATCTTGCGGTATTGTGACACTTTGAGTGGCTTTTTGTTCTCCAGATTGTCGGTATCTATCACGCAATTTTCCAAACAGAAAGCGTTAATAGGGTTGTCGTTAAACTCTATCTTTACCGGGTCACTCCATGCAAGCATCTCAAAACTTTCGACTGGTAGGTTAAAGTTTCCGTAGGTCTGACTAAATGGGGTTAGCACGTTCCTCGCTCCAACTGACTTTAAGATACTCGTTAGCTCCTGCGCCTTGTAAGCATCGTAGCCAATACGGATAATATTAACCAACTTACTGCGTCGTAATATATCCTCGGTAATCATCGCCGTGTCTATCTTCTGCCCTTTGCAGAAAATAAGATACCCTTTTTCGTTCCAAAGTCTATAAAGCTGCTCGTTGGGATGCCCTTTTAACGCTCCCTCCGGGAAATAGTAATCAGTATGCGTGTAAAACTTCTTATTGCCCGATAGGTACACGGTATAAGATACTGCGCTGAAATCATCATGCACCGACAAATCAAACGCCACGGCACAATCTGGGCGGCCCTGCACCTGATCTATACAGAAATTGCCCAATAATTCTTTTGCCTTTTCGTGGGTAAACCACGTTTTTTCGTCGTTTATCGTGAAAATATTAAGCAATTTCGTGCGAAAAGCCAACATATTTTCGGCTGATAACTGGGCGGTCTGGTACTCATTTTCGTAGTAGTCCGGTTGCACCGTGATACCCAAATGTGGCTGAACCTTTGCCCACGTCTCCGGGCTGTCCTCTGCATCGTCCACATCAGGCATGAAGATAGATGCAAACATGGTGTCGCTTTCCGCTTCGCCTCGTAGTACTGCCATCACTCCGTCAAGTTCGTGGGCAAATGGGCCATCTACCACATCGCTTGCCGTTGTGATAATGATAGTTAGCGGCTCACGCCTTGGCCCCATTGATGTTGTCAATACGTTTTTGAGGTCTGCGCCGTTCTTGCCTGCCGTGTTTCGGGCTTGGGCGTACTCGTCCATTATCACCAATGAGGCAAACAAACCATCTTTGGTTTTGGCGTTGGCCGTCAAACATTGTATGAGACTATCACGTCCACGATCTTTGAAAGTAATCTTTTCACGATTAACCCTAAAGTGCTTTTCCTTTGGGTCAATATCAAACATGATGTTTCGTATCTCATCAAAACAGATTTTCGCCTGATCGTAGCTATTTGCGCCTACGTATGCCTGGGCGTTGTTATCACCGAAAAGCATATCATAAACCGCCAAAGCTGCGCACGATGTCGTTTTACTGAACTTTCGGGGCACGAATAGGTAGGCGGTACGTATCAGTCTGCGCCCATCGTCTCGGGCAAAGCCATAGATATTGGCAAACTGGTAGGCCTGCACCGGGGTTAGCTTATAGCGTGTGCGCCCTCGGATGCCACTAAACCACAAAGCCTCGTAAAACCTGAAAAAACGCTTTACTCGCTTTGGCTTCCAATCGTACTTATCAAGCAACTGCAAAAAGCGTCTTACTCCCAATATCTCATACAGGTTGTGTGCGTCCGGGTGGTCTATCACTCCAAACACATAATCGCCGATACGCTTATCTGTTTCAATAAGCGCACGGCGGTAACGGCCGGCGTATGTACTGCGCCCCTGCCGCAACTGCTCCGATACCTCGGCTTTCAGTTGTCGAAATCTTTCTTTTTCTTCCTCTGTCATTCGTCGCCCTCCTGCATCGCTGCCATAAAGTCGTTAAAACTATCGTTGTCGCTCTTTCGTTCCTTGCTCTCGGTGTTCATGCCCAAAGCCCTTAACGCTTTCTGTCCCTGCTGCAACAACTCGATATATAGCTTTTCTTTCGGGTCGATCGTCTTGCGCTCGTTGCCCTCTCGGCTGTACTCCACGTTTACGGCCTGGTGTCCGTCTGCCATGATCTCATCGCCCAAAATGTCGGCACGTACCAACAACTTAGCCGTAATATCCACTTGGTATGTAAGTTCGGCGGTATATTTGCCTTGCTTCTTCAACAACTTAACGATATACGCTTTTTTGCTCTTAATCTTGGCGGCTATCTTCTTGTTGTCTTCCTCGGTGGATGGCTCCGGCAAAGTCTGGCTAACTGGCAATGGGTCGGCGGTCTTTGGCTGCGCCTTGTCACTGTAACCTCGCTTCTTGCCCTTTGTCTTCAAATAGAAGATAATAGCCGTTGTGTCGTTTGCGTTTATCGACTGCATCAACTTGCTTTCGACAAAATCTACCTGCGTCTCGGTGATCTCGTCCACTTTCTCCTTAAACTCTGGGTCTGCGTTGTACCATCGGTAATAAGTACTGCGCCCTATGCCTATCGCCTCGCACGCTGTGGCTATGATGCCGTAGCCCTGCGCCAAAGCCTCCAAAAACTTTTGTTTCTTTTCTTCCATGCTGCGTTACTTTTCAAATGAGCGGATGCCGTCGAAGTAGTCTTTGTAAAACTCAAACAGTCCCTTATCAACTGTTATACTTCCCTGCTCCGTTCTTGGGTTAGTGTTAATGTTTACGCTTGTCTGTATGCCGAAATAAAAGCCCTCATCGTAGTTGCACCCTGCGTATATCTTGCTGTGGTTCTTGAATACTGCGGCACGTCCTGCCTCTGGGTGTTCCTGATAGAACTTTTGCACCATCTGCCACTCAATCTTATAGCTGCCCGGGAATATCTCGCCCAAATACATATCAAGTTTCTTAATGCGCCCTTGCTCGTACCATTGCCGTACCTGCAAAATATCCTCTGCCGCCATGCACCATGTCGATAGTAAACAGTAATCCAAATCATGCTGATTAAGCACCACTTTCAGGTAACTAAGGCTATCCACGTCCCCGGCGGTGATAAAATTGTAGGTGGTATGGTCTTGCAACTTGACGTACTGCATTGCCTCCAGTAACTTGACCTCGCTAAATGCCCGGCGGTACTCGTAGCGTTGCGATAACTCGGTACACTCCTTTGTACGTCTGTGCGCTCGCTTTGCTTGGGCGGTTGTCTCGGCTGTGGTTTCTTCCGGCTCCACCTCATCGGGTGGGGAGGCTTGGGTCTGACCTGCGCCAAAGCTGCCAAATCCAAAGCCTGTGCCCTCTTGGTTTCCAAACTTCATAAATATTGCTTTTTAATATTAACCTACGCACGTGGGCGTTTTTATCTTGTGCCAACTATGCCGGGGCTTTGCATCTGGGCAAAATCCCCCACGGCCAAAAAATTGGCTCACGTGTGGAAAAGGGGGTTGGTGAGGTTTAACCGGGGGGTGCACCCCATTAAAAAAATAGGCCCCCGGGTCTCACCTTGCAACCTCATTTCAAAAATTTATTCACAAATCTTTTCAGGTGCTCTTTGGCCCGGTTCTTTGCTTTAACTTTGCCACACCTGCCCATATCCGTATGTACCTTAACGTGGCACTCATGGCATAGGGCTTTGAGGTTAAAGTAATCAAACATCAGACGTTCTTTTTCCTGCTTCGTTAGTCCATCCTCAACCGGGATAACGTGGTGTACCTCGGTGGCTGCTGCCACTCTGCCCAATTCCTCGCACCTCTCGCATAGTGGCGTATCATTGAGTTTGTCACGTCTCAATCGTAGCCACTTGGCCGTATGTATCAGCCTTATGTAATCTTTATCCTTTGCCATACTCTAATATTCATCTTTGATGTCTATTGTTGTGTGATACTTCCTTACCAAATAGTTGAGGCTATCCAACAAAGATTGCTGTACGCCCTGCTTACCGCTTAATGCCGTGTTGGCTCTTTCATCTACGGTGTTGGCACAAATCAACTTATACACCTGTACTGGGTACTGCTGCCCTTGTCGGTGTAATCGTGCGTTGGCTTGTTGGTATAACTCCAGATTCCAACCTGTGCCAAACCATACGATATAGTGCCCACCTTGCTGCATATTCAAGCCAAACGCCGTGCTCATCGGGTGGGCTAATAGTACGTCTATCTTTCCGGCGTTCCACTCTTTCAACTCCTTTTCGCCCTCGTATGACTTAACGATATAGCCTTTCAGTTTCTTGGTGATACGTGTTACATCATGCTTGAACTGATAGAAGACTAACACATGATTACCGTTTGCAGCTTCCACAATCTCGGCTAACTTATCCAACTTCTCATCGTGTATCTCGTGTACGTCCTTGGCCTCATCGTATATTGCACCGTTGGCAAACTGGCTTAACTTATTCATCAGCCCGGCGGCACTATTCGCTAAGATATTGGCATTTTCTCCGGTATGCAATTCGGTAAACTCCAAAACCTTTTCTTTCTCAAACTTGTTGTATGCCTCCATCACCTTTGGCGACAAAGTAAGTTTGGTTTCGTGGGTGATCATGTCCGGCAACTGCAAATAGTCCTTTGCTTGCATTGATAAACAAATATCAGAAATCTTGTTTTTGATTACGTCCTCACACCCTTTTTTAATGTCGCAACGTACTATTACGTTGTTCCACTTGTGGGTCTCAAAATAAGTTTCGCGATACTTCGTTACGCTCTTGCCCAAACGCTCGCCCATGTCAATACAGTACATTTGCGCCCATAGGTCTATCAGTCCGTTAGGTGCTGGCGTTCCTGTAAGTCCGATAACTCGATTAACTGTTGGTATGGCTGTACGCATCGCCTTAAATCGGTTTGACTTAGAAGATTTGAAACTCGTTAGCTCATCAATCACCAACACATCAAATGGCAACTGACCGCCATACTTACCAACTAACCAAACGAAACTATCACGCCCGATAACGTAGATGTCCGCTTTAGATGCCAATGCCAAATTACGCTGCTTCTCTGTGCCCATCACCTTTGCCACTCTCAGGCTTTGCAGATGATCCCACTTTTCGGCCTCGGTAGTCCATGTTGTTTCGGCTACCTTTTTCGGTGCTACCACCAAAGTACGGCTAACCTCGCAATCGTCCATCAATTGTTGTACTGCCGTTAAGGTCGATACCGTCTTACCTAAACCCATGTCTAAAAACAAACCGCATCGTGGGTGGTCTAATATCCACTGCATCGCTGTTTTCTGATATTCGTATGGTCTGTACTTCATTTTTCTGCCCTCCAAACTTTAATTAATTCGTCGATCGTCTGTTTGTTGTCGATTGTATAGACTTCGTGGCCCATACTTACCAACTCATTTTGTCTTATGGTTTGTATCTTCGTTGGCTTCTTGCCTTTACTTTTCAACTCCACCCAAACAACCTTACCACCATGTAGGCATACCACTCTATCAGGATAACCCACCATGTTTGCATTTGAGTATTTGAGGCAAATGCCGCCAATGGCTTTCACCTCTTGCACCAAATATTTTTCTATCGCCTTTTCCGATACCTCGGCGTGGCGTGTTATTGCTTCTAACTTCTTCATATTTCCTTACTCCTTAGAGCAACATTCTATTTTCAACATTCTATATAGATATACTTAATACCCTATATATAGGTATTTTATAGTACATAACTATATACTACAACTTATACTACTTTTTATGTTGTTATTGTTGCTATATATAGTTATGTATTGATTATCAGTACTTTAGAAAGCAACAAAGTAAGCAACAAAGTATTTTCCTTTTTGTTGTTGTTGCTCATTTTACAATTGTCTTTTTCAAATTCAGCCTTAGAGCAACATTGTAGCAACATTCTACTTTGTTGCTCTTAAAGGTCACTATCGTCTTCCTCTATTGGTCTGACAAATGCCCTTTGCTTGCCATATATCGGAAACGTCAAAGTAGGGCGTTTTTGCCAACCTAATTCGTCTAAGACTTTATTAACCTTTCGGGCTTCATACTTATAATCTTTGCTGCCAACATCACGCCCCAAAACCTCACTGAGAAATTCGGCAGCACATACTTTGGTACGTGTTTCCGTTCCTGTCTCATCCAGTGGGTCGGGGTTCTTAATGTAGGCACGTCGGCGGTTTAAGTCCCATGTACTCCAGTCGGTCGGCAACTTCATATCTAAGTATGCCTGTATCATTCCCGGTAATGGGTCTTCCTGATTATCGTTGAACTCACCCTGACGCTTTCGGGCTTCCGCTTCCAAAGCCTCGCTAAGATACAACTTTTCGCCGTCCTTATAGCGTTGCACGGCTTCGGCCCATAACTGGTTACGGTCTGCCTCGATTGCTTGGCGTGGGTCTCCATGCTTACGTAGCTCTGGGTTTACACTCATTACCCAAAAGCGGCGGTTTCCGGTCTCGCCCTTTAAAAAATATGTTTCGTTGGTCGTACCACAAAAAACGCATTGTCTCGGGTGTGATTCCATCACGCTACCGTATGCCGGGCGGTACATATCATTCTGACGGCTTATGTAGGCTTTCACTTGCTCAACGTCTGACCGCTTGATACTGCCCAACTCCGGTAACTCGATAACCCAACCGTTCCGGGCTTGCTCCATGCCTTTTGTACCCTCCATCGTCACCAAACTATCGCTAAACCAATCGCCACCCATCACATTGAAAAGCGTCGATTTACCGATACCCTCGGCTCCGGCAATAATCAGGCAATAATCATATTTGCACCCTGGGTTCATTACTCGGGCTACTGCCGCCGTAAAGTGTTTACGTGTCATAGCTCTGTTTAGCTCATTATCTTCTGCACCCACGTAGTCGATAATTAGGCGGTCTAAGCGTGGCACGCCATCCCACGTTAGACTATTGAGGTAATCACGTATTGGGTGCACTCTGTGACGTGTAACGACTGCTACCAAAGCATCTTTAATTTTGTCCTTTCCAGTTACTCCGTACTTCTCATCTAAGTAGATTCTTAGATTTGCATCATCAGTATTACCCCATTGTGTCGCCTCGGCGTTCCACGGCAAACCACCTGTTATGTAGTTAAACCCATTAAACAGATTTTGCCATATATGGTTTTTCAACCTTGGGTCGTTCTCCAGAATAGCAATAATATTGCTTGCTGTTGATTTGATGCTGCCTTTCTTGTCAAAGTCTAATTCAGCCATCCACTTATCTGTATTTTCAGATACTGCGCTGTCCCCGGCTTCCTCTGTTTCGATGTCGGCAAAATCATCATCGGCCTGGCCCTGTCGTTCCTTAGTAAGTAAGATTCTTACCTTTTTGTCTTTTGCTACGAAATCCTGCATTTTCAGGTACGACGGTAAACGTGTGTTGTCTGTTATCTTCGTGCCCTCATCCTGCACACCAAACAAATGTATTCGGCAAAGGTCAAAAGCGTTGCAAAGCTGCTTACTCGCCGGGTCTGTTTCGTGATTGCTGTATGCAAACTTACCCTCATAGCAAACCAAACCTGCCGCCACGCTACCATTAATGTAGGTGTATCGCCCATCGTGGGCGGTCTTCTCGTACACATCAGGTAGAAACGTGTCGATTGCATCCTCTATTGAGTAGGCACGGCAAAAAGCACCAATTAAGCCGGGCTTTTCGGTCGGATCACCTACCTTTTTCAATTCGTGTACGATGATGTCACCCTCTCGGCTCGATACTGGCCAAAGTGCCACATCTTTATAGTCGTGGTACTGCTTTAGGAACTCATCAACGTTGCACGCCTTGCCGTCTTGGTACTCAAACACATATTCGCCGTCTCTGCTTGTAGATGGATAATAAAACAATCTCGCTAACTGATAGGTGGTATCGTCGAACACCTCAATATTAAGTTTGCTTGCTATCATCCTACAAAGTGGCTCGTATTCATCTGGGCGTACCTGACGGCTCAATGGGAACACCAAACGAAAGCGTGGGTTTTTCGGCGTGTGCTTGTGTGTGCTGTAAAGCATCGCCGCAAAGTCAAAGTTTAACGTGAACTCATCCCAAAGGTCGGGTGTACCGTAGTCAATATCAAGCGTGGCAATACTTCGCCACATCACGTTAGCGGTCTTTCGTGTGCCACCTGATAGGTAGCCACCGACAAAACCGCCCACGTCCTTGATACTGCTTTGCTCCTCCCTGCTCATCTTGGCGTACTCGCTTACGCTTTCCGTTGTCCGCTTCGTTTCGCTGCATCGCTCTACCAACTTCGCCCATGTGGTCGCTTTGTTCTTCCACTTCTTTGCTATACGGCTATGGGCTGTTGCTATGTCGATCGGGAAATCATTGTTTAACTTTATCTGTGCCATACGTCAATCTTTCTAAAGATTCATACGATAACTTATCTAAGATACCCTTAAAGTACTTGGCATCTTCCTCGTTGCTCGCCTTGATAGTAACCGGGCGCACACCGATTTTGCCTATTGGTGGGTGTACCACTAACTCAAATGGTCGTGGCTCATCGTCCAACTGCTCGAATAGGTATTTAATGTTGCTTGCCTTAAATACCATAAACCTTATGTATTTGAAATCTTCTGCCATATTGTTTTACTTTTTAAGATGATCGGGTAGAAACGAAAGTATATGCTTTATAACCTCTACCGTCCAACCATTGCCTAACATACGGTATTGTTGTGTTTCTGATACTTCCCATTTATACCACTCTGGTATAGTTTGCAGTCGGGCGCACTCTGTCGGCGTTAATCGTCTGACTTGCAGCCCCCCCACTAAGGCGTTAATCGTCTGCCCTCCGTGTCCGTTCATCAAAGCCGGGCTTTTGCCATCAGCTGCATAAACTCGGTTTTGTTGGTATGGCTGTGTGCCTCCACTTTCACGGCTCGGGTTTATCTGCCTGATTCCGTCTTTTGGCTTGCTCACTAATAAATTATTTTGTTGCCACGAATTAGCGGATAACGTAGGCGACTTTTCGGTATTGATAGCACCTTTGTTTTTGCCTCGTGGTCGTTGCATTATCAAATTATCTTTTGCCACTGTCGTTAAACAGTTGGTCTTACCGGGGTTCGGGCTTTCCTCAAAGTGTTGTGACTCGCCTCGGTATGATCTGCCCCTTTGGGCTACACAAATTAAGTCTTTCACACTACGCCCCCCCACTGTCAATGTACACATTTTGTCTGTTTCCTTATGGAAAATAGCCTTAAAGCCGTTGCCGTGTTCCTCCTGACGTTTGTTGTATGCTAATAACTTTTCTACATATTCAGAACTAAGGAAATATTTTTCATCGACTTCATCCTGTAAGATGTCTTTTATAAATATGCGTCGGTCTGTCGGCTGTGGTATTGCGCCAATTTGATGTTAGTCCAATAGATACGTTTTCTAACTTGTGCCGATACCAAAGCACTATTTATATGAACGCCTACGATACCCAAAGCCTCATTAATAACCGTCTCCCATCGTTTGCCCATTTCAACATTTTCAAGCATAAATAAGATGTTTGGGTTTGCCTCTCGTAGCTCATTAAGTATTCTGACGTACTCCCAAAATAAGTAACTTTGTCCCTCAAACTCAAAGCCCTGTTGTTTTAATTCCAGATACCTTGTTAAGGTCTCGATTTGTTCTTTGCTTTTGGTACTCATTCCTGCACGTTTTCCGGCAAAACTAAAACACTGGCATGGGCTGCCGCCTATTAGCAAATCAATTTTGCCCAAACTCTTAGCGTCCACTTGTCTAACATCGCCTAACTGCACGGTGTCGGGAAAATTCGCCATCGTGTTTTGGATCGCAAACTTATCTATTTCGCTTGCGTAGTATTTATCAATCGTTACGCCCAATTCCCTTAGTGCAATTTGTCCGCAACTCATGCCGTCGAATAAAGAAAGAATAACCATATTATAAGTACCAAATCTTAAAATACCGCCAATCTATGCAACCGGGGCACTGCTCGCAAACCTCACACTCTGATAGCTTACAAACTCCATAACCGGGTTTGTCTTCATCAGGATCGTATGATAGACACGTTTTGCAGTACGTCTTTTTCATAACTGGCGGTATATGTGAATAATGGCACGGCTTTCGCCGTGCTAAAGATTAAAAACTAAAATATTAAGGGCTAAAAAATAAATGCTGACACTGCCCTAACTCTGCCCGTGCTGCTGGCCTTAGTGTACCAACCGTACGTACTACCGTCGTAGAGGCTCAGATCCCATGCGGTGGCAGCACTGCTCTCGGTGGAAGTCCAATACCAACGGTCTTGCAGTTTATCGCCCTTGGCAAACTCCAAAGCTGCATTGATAGCCTTTTTGTTGATAAAGATACGGTATAACTCGCCCAAAGATGGTATATACCAATCATCGGCTAACTTTATCTGTGGATTCAGGATATTACGCAAATGGTTGGTGTTTCTTGCTCCGTCCATGTCTGCTACTGCATCGTCGTAGTTGTCGATATAGTAGGCTTGGTCGTTTTCTTCGTCGCCATTTGCCTTTGTTGTTAGCGTGATACCATCGCCGTTAGCCTCATCGTGCAAAGCTATCTTAATGCCAAAGCTACCCATCTTCAAACCGATAGCCACTACCTCGCTATCCATGTTGTCGTCTTTGGTGTATTCCAGTTCAAACAAAGTTGCTTTGCCGTCGGCGTGTACCAAATAGATGCCGTCCTCCATATTGCCGGATTTTGGTAACTGCGCCTGTACTGGCTTTTCATCCTTACCCATCACAAAGGTATTGGCTTTTTCCGCATCTTCCACGTTGCCACACCATTGTAATAACTCGTATCTGAATTGCTGCACGTCTGATAGTGCCTTACTTGTCTGTATCTCCATTTTTGTATATGCTTTATATTGTTTAATCTTTTAGATAATATGGGGTGGTGTACCCTGCACCTTTGAGCGGCAAATCTTTGCACCACGGTATAGGCTCATTAAACAAAGCCTCAACCATCGGTAACGTCTGGTCTTTCGTAGCCTCAACGATGATTTCATCGTGTATATGGAAAACTACGTTTAACCCTCGCTGCTCGGCTCTAAGTATCACACAACCCAATATGTCACGTGCCGTAGCCTGTACGATGTTCTCGGTTAGCTTACCGCCGTAGGTTCTCAACTTTTCCCACTTCTTCGTTTTTTGGTTTAAGCCCTCATACTCGATAATTTCGTGGTCGCCTCGCCAACCGTCGTTTGTCTCGATTCCAACCTCTGTACGTGGGTAACAAATAGTCCTGCCACTTGGTAGGGTAATTAGCAACATACCCCAACGATAACTAATAATAATGCCTCGTTGTATCTGCACGTTCTTTCCTGTCTTAATGGCTATGATAGCCGCTTTCTCGACTGTACGCCACAACTTAACGATATGTGGGTTACTATCTCGCCACTTGTTTACGATGTCTTTTTCCTCGGATTCTGTTAAACCTAACTTTTTACCGCCCATCGCTTCCAATGCTGATACACCACCGCCGTAGCCCAAACCCAAAACGGCTACTTTGCCTTTCGGTCTCAAATCTCCGTTTGGGCCATGTTTCTGAACTGGTACGCCAAACATTTTGCTTGCAGTCTCACAATAGATGTCGTGCCCTGCTCTGAAAGCGTCCAATACCCATGTTTCCCCGGCAATCCATGCTATCACACGTGCCTCGATCGCTGAAAAGTCGCATACGTGGAACGTGCAACCGGGCTTTGCTATGAAAGCGGTACGTATCAACTCGCTAAGTACTTGGGTAACGTTTCCGTAGTTCATTTCAAACTCTTCCAAATCGCCCTGCTTAACCAAATAGCGTGCATCATCCAGACTTTCCAGATGGTTTTGTGGTAGGTTCTGTAACTGTACCAAACGCCCTGCCCATCTGCCTGTACGTGCTGCACCGCAAAACTGCAACAAACCATGTACTCGGCTATCCTTGCAGACACATTTTTGCATAGTTGTGTACTTCTTGTTAGAAGTCTTATCCATTTCCCTACGCAAAGCCAAAACTTTTTGCACCTTGGGCCAGTACTTAAATTGTACCTCGTAGTCGTCCAAATTCTTTTTGTTGAGGCTATCAATAGTAAACCCGGTGTTCTCGGATATGTATTGTTTAATCTGTCCGGGGCTATTTGGGTTACTCATGCCTGTAAGTTTTCGGGCTTTTGCAAATAGCTCATCTTTGTATAGCTCATCAAATCGGGCGGCATTGTTTACCAATACTTTGTCTATCATCACGCCACGGTCGTTAATGTGCTGATCGGCTACGTACAAATCTTCGTCAAACTCTGGTGCTTCCAATCTTCTGACCTTTTTTAAGATGGCTTGCTCCACGTCCACGTCTCGGATATTGTAGGCTTTGAACGTTGCCCACTTTTCGGGCGCATCGCTCGGCTTGTGTCGGATCATCTTTGTTATGCCCTGTTTGGTTTGCTTGTTTGGAACACTAAAGTATCTTATCAGGGCTTTACCCTCTGTCATCTTTCTGTCTTCCAGTTTAAGCACCTCACCACATTGAGCCAACGAAAGCGGCAAACCCATTCGGGCGGCTCTTACCATCGTACACCGCCATTGTCTCGGGTCTAATCGCCCTTTGATGCCTAAATACACGCCGATACAAATACGCTCAAAAGCTGCATTGAAAGCGGTCTTTATTACCTCGGGGTCGGTTAATGCTGCTTTGATGTCCGGCGGCAAAGTTTCGCCGCTTGCAAAGTCCACACATTTCGCCGGACCACCGTCCACGCTATACCCAAAAAGCAATATGGTAAAGTCTTCGGCCTCCACGTACTTGTAAACGCCACACTCGGTTAGGTCGTTGCTACTATATGTTTCGATGTCTATGCCTAATTCTTTCATACGCTTTGTTGTTTGATTACCCCGGCGGCTTCCTCTTTCCATCGCCGGGGGCTACTACATTAACATTTTATCGTAGAGAAAAAAGCACTTTACAAATCGTCGTCGTCCTCGTCGTCGATGCCGTCCAAATCGCCAAAGTCGCTTTCGGCTGATACTCTGCCGCCAAAATGGTCGTCGTCCTTGAACTTCATAATGTTGTTGAGGCCACACGCTACGCCCTTGTTACCGCTTACGTCGTAGCCGTAGAAAGTTACCGACACAATCGCCCAAACGCCGCTGTAAACTTCTTCTTCGTCCACGATAGGCACTTTCTTTCGATCAACTACGCCTGGGCGTGTGTTGCTCTTGGCATTCACATAGTAGTGGTCTTCGTAAACCTCATCGTCCTTTTCGTCACCGTCACGCAAAGCCATATCAAGTTTTTTAGGCTCTTTGCCTCCCCACTTTGCTACGATAGCGGCTTTCTTAGCTGCCTCAATCGCCTTTTTGATTGCTTCGATAGTCTTCTTTTCAGACTTCGGAATTAAAACGTTAGTCATATACTTGCCTTCTCCGCCATCTTCTGGGATGTACTTCTCAAATACGTGGGTGTAACTAAGGCGGCATGGGCCAAAGATTACCTTGGTGTCATTAACTACTTTAGGGTCTATCATAATTGTATGAATTTAAAATGTTAAACTTAAATGTCTTTAAAGTCGTCTGCTGCCTGATTAAACGCCGGGCGTTTGTCTGATTCAGGCACTAACGTTGGTTTGCCTTGTGGCTTGTTGATGTACTCGGCGCAAATTGCACCAAAGCGTTTCTTACCTATCAGTTTTTCCAAATCGGTAATACTTCGTAGCTCGGTAGGCTTAATGTAGGCTTCTTTTGCAAAGCCCTCTTTGCCTAAAAGTTCCATCACGGCGGTTGGGTTTGTTATCTTTCTGATACTGCGCCCCTCAACGATTTTGAAACCTTGATACTGTACGCCACTTAATGCCTGTTCCAAACTGTACTCCTCAACTCCAGTTAGCCACGTTTTGAACGTTGAAAGCAAAGGTAGTATAGTGCTTTCCATTACTTCCTTGCTAATCTTACGTGGGTCGGGGTTGGCTTGCTGTGCTTCGATGCACATAGACGATAGGGCTTTGCAGTTGGCCTTAACCTTGCAGAACTGACACCAATTGCCCGGCTTTTGCTTACCTCCTGCATAGGCTTCGTTAGCTTTTGGTTGCAGCTCATCGACTGCCCAATTAATGAGGTCGGCGGCATCCAACTCAAACTCCGAAAGATTATCAATACGTGGTTGTACGATAGTCATGCGTACCTTACGTATGTCGTACTCAAAGTTAAATAAGTCCCATGCGCCCAAAGCGTAAATCATCATTTGTGGATTTTCCACGGCTGACACCTTTACGCCCTTGCCATACTTAAAGTCGATAACCTCCATCACGCCATCGGCGATAATGATAGCGTCCGACGTGCCGAAAGCATTAGGCACATAGTGACTAAAATCTAACTTGACCTCAACCAACAATTGTGCGTCCTTGGTCTTAGCTCGGGCGGCGTTGAACTTCTCCAGTACGATAGTCTTGTACGTATCGGTGTACTCGTCCATTTCGCCACTGTGGTACTGCTCGTCTAACTGCGCTATCTCGGCTTTTTCCTCATCCACCGACAAACCCAAAAACTCTTTCAGTTTCTTGGCGCAATAGGCGTGGGCTAACGTTCCCTCCTCTGCAAAGGTGCTGCCCTTATCCTCCACGTCTTTTTCCAGAAGTGGGGCGGCGGTACAATTCATCCAACGATGCGCCGCACTTGGTGATAATAAAGCGTGTTTACCTGCCATAATTGTATATGATTAAATGTTGTTACTAAAATGGGCAATTTGAACCGATCGTGCCATCTTCCATTATCTGCAAACCGTTGCACTGCTTAATGAAATTAGCAATCTTATCAGGTGGCAAAGCACTCGGTTTTTCAGCACCCAACAAAGCGGCTATGTTTTTGAACTGTGCCGTTAATGGCTTATGGTACTTCTTGTATAGATCGCCGTTGGTGTTCTCCTTGTAGTCTTCGCCCTCGATACGTTGGCGTGTCTTGTGCATAGCTGCCCTAACGTCTTCGGCGGTTAATGGCTTCTGCTCTGCATCTGCTTTGGCCTGGCCCTCATTCTGTGGGGCGGCTTCCTCGGCTTTGGCTTCTTCCTGCTTGGCTACCTGCTCACCGTTGGCATCGGCTTCGTTGGCTGCTGCCTCCTGCTGTTCGTCTCCGGCTGGCTCCTTGGTAGGCTCCGGCTTGTCGGCGGCTGCATCCTCTTTCTTCTTTCTGCCTCGCTTGTTAGTAGGCTGTTGAGGCTGTGCCGGGGTGGTGTCCTCTGGCTTGTTATCTACTTGTCCGTTTCCGTTGAGTGCTTCCTCGGCGGTCGGCGCAACTGTTGGTCGGTGGCACAAAATGGCATTTACCAAAGCCACGATTTCGGGTGTTACACCCAAATTGACCTGTACGTTAATACTAAAATCTGTTTTCATCTTTGTATATGATTAATGATGTTATTTATCTTCGTTGATGTACTCCAATAGCTCATCTATCTTTCTGTGCTTCGCAAACCATACATACAAACGTATGTCGAAATATGCGAGTGCTACGGCTGTAAACTTGGAATAGATCACTAACTCCCAATAGTTGGGGTTATCATTGTATGGCATCCCAATCAGATTGAAAAAAGCGATAAAGCCGATAACTACCATCAGCCAATAACGCCAATTCTTCATTACTTTTTTCATACGGCTTAATTTTTAAAGGTACATTGATTTCCAACACTTGATTATTTCCGCCCCCGTAGTGATTAAGCCTTTTCCGGCTTTTCTAACTCTGAACTTAATAAGCCCATCGTTAGCGTACCGGGCGACGGTGTGTCGATCTACATGCAACGCTTTGGCCGCTTGCCCTTGGTTATACAAACCGTCTGGCTCTACTTCGGGTTTGGTGATAATCATATAGCGTTACGTGTGATGGTTAGTGTATTGGCTGTATAGTCCGTTTTAACGCTGAACTTGCAGCCCATCAAATTTTGAAATTGATACGTTAAAGCCTTGCCGTTGTCGCACGCTTTCGCATTAGGTAGGTAAAACGTTTTCGTCTTTCCTACGTCAATTAACCGCAAATCGTCACGTGTCAATTTGATTGCTTTTCCTGTTTCGTCCGCCATAAAAGTATAAATTTTATTAAAATTACTTACTTAGTTACTTATACCTTTGGAGAAAAAGAAAAACTGCCGTATATTTGCAGTTGGGTTTATGGTATGTTGGGCAAAATGTCCGACAGCCTTTCTTGTACTCGTAAGGTTAGTTACTTACTTATTTCGAGTGCAAAGATATTGGTAATAATTAATGGTATTTAATGGAAATTAAAGGAAATTTGCACAAAATGGAACAAAAAGACCTTATCAAACGACTTAGTGATTACATCGAATATGATGCACTAACCAAACCGACCACCTTTGCAAAGGGGGCTGGTATAGACCCATCAGGGTTTAGTAAGATGCTAAAGGGGCAACAAACCATAACGGTTGATACCCTAAAAAAGATTGCTCATGCTTATAACATAAACCTCAAATGGCTTATGGATGGTGTGGGGGACGTGTATGCACGTGAAAGCATGCCCGAACTGGAGCAAAACAACGAGACACGCCCACGTATTCCCATGGCGGTTGTTGCCGGACTTCTTACAGGCTTTAGTGATAGTATCAAATCAAGTGATTGTGAACAAATGCCGATTATTAAGGCTTTCCCACCATACGACTGCACAATGATTGTTAAGGGTGATTCAATGGAGCCTAAATTTGAGGGCGGAGACGAAATAGCAATAAGAAAGGTTTGCGATGTTATAGAATGGGGTAAAACCTATGTTCTTGATACTCGGGACGGTGCTGTACTTAAACGCTTGTATGATAATGGTGATAACTTTAAGTGTGTTTCATTCAATCCTGAATATCCAGACTTTGAGGTTTGCAAAGCCGATGTGTTCGGTATTTATAAAGTTGTAGGACTATTAAGAATATAATAAGGTATGAAAAAGGTATTAACTACATTGCTGCTTATGCTTGCAATGAGCGCAAATGCGCAAATCAACAATTTGGATGAAATAGAGATACAGGGCAAATGGGACGTTTACGGCTTTGGTGGCTCTTTCTCCAATTTTCCGTTTGAGTATCGTTTAGGTAACACACCTAAGTATCTGGAACTAAAGGACGGCAATTATACACGTTTCTATTTTCCTAATAATGATTGGATGTTTAAGGGCTATTGGTTGAGTTGTTCACAAACCGGAAAATACATTTTGCATTTGCTTCCATGGAATAGCGAAAGCGTTGTTAATTTCGTGGTTACGATGTTTGATAATGGCTTGTTGCATCTTTCTACCTACGATGAAAAGGGATGGATCGAGTTACGTAAGTCTGACACTGACGGTATAGAAAACGTTTCCGTGGACACTTCTAAAGCCGATACAAAAAGATACAACTTAAATGGCATTGAGGTGGGTGAAAACGCTAAAGGTATCGTAATCAGCAAAGGTAAAAAACAATTGAAATAAGCTATCTATATTCGGCACGCTCGGTTATTGTCTGGGCGTGCTGATATAAATAGACTGCTGCAAATTTTCAGCAAACAAAATTTAGACAAAGATAATTATTTGATTATCAATATATTACAAATGTAATATTTATATAATGAGACATAAGAGTGATTTTATCTGCAACCCTTTCTTCAACTGATAAGCATTAAGTAGCCATAACTAACTGATATAATGGTAAAAACAACACTTATAAATAACAGCTTCTTGTCAATAAACTGAAAAAATAAAAGCCTTTTAGATTTATTAACCTAAAAAAGGAGGAAGTAATTAATAAAAGACGTATCTTTGCAAAATAAAATATTTTATTAAGTATTCAACTAAAAATAAAAGATATTATTATCGATGTTTCTAACTAACATTAATATATATCTACTTTGCCTTCCAGCCCCCAAAAAGCTGGGAGGCAATCATTGCAACTAACACAATATTCAACTTTAT